TGTTAAGTCTATTATGGATATGAATAATGTTAATAGTCAACATACTTTCCAGATGAAAACCGTTGTTGCACGTTGGGAAACTTTGAAAGCCAATACTGTTTTTGGTAAAATCAAGTATCTTATTTCGGCAGCCATGACATTACCAGTTCTAAGCATGAAGAAGATCGAGTTTAACCCTTTTGGTTTCCAGCTTATGCAGATTGAAGCAATGAAGGCATCAGTTAACGCTACTGATGTCATTGATGCAATCCTTAAGACTTTTAGTTGGATTGCAGATACTGGATCTGAGATTATAGCTACCGGTTCTTTGGAGCCTATCTTATATGAGGATAGTAAGATGATGGCATTTAATCAAGAAATAGATTGGTTGACTGCTAACGGAGCTTTTGCCATTGCGGGTAATTTTCCGCAAGATATTCCTAATGCTTGTCACGATATACACGAGTTTGAAACTCGCTTGGACAAGTGTTTGAAACAGGTTATTGAATTGAAACAAGTGAGGACTGATGGTCCTACTGCTCCCTGGATTCAAGCACGATACGAAAAATTGATGATTATGAAGCAGCAAGTTATTGCTAAGCATCAAAATACCAACATACGTGAGGCTCCAATAGGCTTCGCTTTGATTGGTCATACAGGAGTGGGAAAATCGACGTTGGCTCAACTCACTATGAAGACATCCTTGAATGCCATGGGTTATGGCTATGATCAGAAGAAGATCTTAACGAAGGACATGTTTGACAAATATGATTCTACTTATACTTCTGATGTTTTGGGTTTATTTATGGACGATGTTGGGAATAGCAAACCGGATTTTGCAGAAAGAGCTCCTACTGATGTGATTATCAAATTTTTCAATAACGTTGCTGCTCAGGCAGTAAAAGCAGAGTTGAATGCAAAAGGAGTTGTTTTTGTTAATTTCAAGTGTGGGGTTGTAACTTCAAATATTCAAGATCTTGGAGCAAGACATTACAGTGATTGTCCAGAATCTATATTGAGGCGATTTTACCACGTTGACGTAGCAGTTCAACCCCAATACCGTTTGAGAGGAGGAGTTTCATTAGATGCAAGTCATCCAGAGTTGGTTGGAGCTCCATTAACAAAGGATGTGTGGAAATTGACCATTTTGGAAATTATTACAAGTGAAACTTCTACAGGTACTATGTATACCAGAGTACCTATTTCGTATCGACAAAGAGATGGCACAATGAAGAAAGCAGTTGATTTAACGTTGATTGAATATCTAACTGCAGTTGTTTGGTTGTCAGAAGAACATCATAAAAATCAAATTAATGTTGTTAAGCGAGTGAAAGATTTCGAGGAGATTACAATGTGTGAATGTTGTAAATTACCAGTAGCTGTTTGCAGTGTTGCTGGCGATAAGAATATACCACATTCTGAAGAATTAGCTAAATATGGTGCTTCATTGTTAAATCAGTTTGTACGAGAATCGGTTGGGAAATTTTTCCAGGGATTTATTCCTGGAGGATCCTTCCTAACATGGTTTGGGTATAAGCCCATTTCGAAGATGTTAACTTCAGAATTGGCTTCAAATTTGCAATATGACATGTATCGAGGTGTGACACCAAGGTTATTAGCTATTGTACCTGATCACATTCTTAACACTCGTTCCATGCAGCGTTACTTAGCTTGGTGGACAATGAAAGCGACCAAGTGGGATTTCCGTTGGCATTTGCGTTTTTTGAATGTTTGCTCGGCAGCTGCAGTTGGAGTTACTGGATATCGTATTCACAAAGGAGAACGATTTGAAACCATTTTGACTCCACTTGCAATTGCAGGAACTGCGCATATGTTGTGTCATACAGAGATGCGTTGTCGAGCTCGAATGGAACGCGAAGCATTTCTTCAACGACGTGATGCTATTGTGAGTTCTGTTAAAGGAAAATACAATACATCGGAATTGGCTACCATGGGAATTGCTATGTTAGGGCTTGGACTTAAAGTTTTCCATAATTGGTACACAGCTGCAAAGGATGTGCCTCATGCTGGAGAACCTAATGACAGTTCTCCAGGGTGGATGGGATATTATGTGCAAAAATTTGGCTTTAACGTCCATCCACAACCCGTTATGAAAACGGCTGTTTCTACTGATATTGTTCAATCTTTGTCGAAAAGGAATTTGTTTTGGGCCGAATTTGTTCGGAAGGATGGCTCAAGAACCGCGTGTAACATCTTTTTCCCTCAGAAGTGTGTAGCATTGTTCCCGCAACACGTGTGGTATCCGAGAGCGGATATGTCATTGGATCCTACTGAAAGCTTGACAGTTAATGTTATTAGAAGTGGAACATGTGGAGGTAAATTTTCCTTTGTAGTAGATCACAATTCTTGTGTTCGACCACCAGATATGGATATAACCTGCGCATATGTGCCTAATTGTCCTGACATTCGGAATGTCACAAAGTGGTTTCCCGAGAAACATCCAACTGGAAGAGTTATCGCAGACATTGTTGTTTGCGACAATGTTTTACATGAAGGAAAACCAAATACTTTTCAAGCTGAAAGAGTTGAAGTTACATTGTGTGAGGTTACTCATGCTTCAGAAGATTCTAGTTTTGAAACTAGTTTTCGTGGTGGGAAGTATAAAACTTCTTTGGCACGCGTTGGTGCATGTATGGGTTGTCTTGTGAGTGTTACTAAAAGTCCTGTCCTCATTGGTTTCCATATGGGAGGCAATGAAACAGGTTCTGGTGTGATGCAAACTGTTGCAATGAATGATTATGAAAGAATGATGGCCTTGCTAGAAAATTTACCATGTGTTGTCATTTCTTCAAATTCTGGTCCTTTACCTCTTGTGCAATATAACAAATCTGTTTTGGTTAACGATAGGGTGCATCCCAGTTGTATGGCTGCAAAAATGACTGAGAAACATTGTGTGGAATTGTATGGTTCTACTCAGTTGCGTACAGTACAAAGGAGTACTGTTATACCAAGCATTCTTAGTCCACATGTGGCATTTGTGTGCGGTGTTCCCAATATTTGGGGACCCCCCAAATTGCAACCAAATTGGAAGGGTTTTAATTCAACACTTGAACATATCGCTAATCCCCCTTTGATGTTTGAACCAAGTTTATTGAGGAGAGCATGGGAAGATTGGTTACAGCCACTTGAGGAAATTATTGACAGTGAACGCATACGCTTTTCTCCATTAACATTTCAACAATCCATCATGGGGATACCAGGAAAGAGATTTATTGATCCTTTGCCCATGGACACTGGAATGGGTTTTCCTGTTTTTGGACCGAAAAAGAGGTGGTTTGAAGATATTTGGGAAAATGGAGTACTGGTCAATCGCATACCTAATGAAGAGGTTGTGAATGAATACAATCGAATGTTAATGTTGTGGAAAGCAAATGAACGAGCTTATCCAGTATGTTCTGCAACGCTCAAAGATGAACCCACAAAGGTTACATCTGAGAAAGTACGTGTTTTCCAAGCAGCGCCAGTGGCACTAAGTTTACACATTCGTAAGTATTATTTACCAATTGTGCGGTTTTTGTGTGCCAATCCTATTGTTTCGGAATGTGCAGTAGGTTTAAATGCTTTTGCACAAGAGTGGGATGCCTTAATGGAAAGAGCGTTTGAATACGATTCAGATTGTGGCGTGCTTGCTTGGGATTATTCCAAATATGACGTTAGAATGAGTTCTCAGGTAACTAGAGCTGTTTTGGCAGCTTACATTCGTTTGGCGGAAAGAGCTGGTTATTGCCAAGAAGATCTTGATATCATGAAAGCCATGGTTAATGACATTGTGCATCCTCTTATTGATTACAACGGGGTTTTGCTAATGGCTTTCAACATGAACACTTCGGGTAATAACATTACGGTGAATATTAATAGTACTGCAGGTTCATTGTACGTGAGAATGGGGTTGTTTGATGCAGTCCCTGAGGTGGAGGACTTCAGGGATACACTAGCTTGCATGACATATGGAGATGATTTTGTTGGAAGTCTGCGTAAGGAGTATCATGATCGCTTTAATTTTGAGGTGTATCAGAAATTCCTCGCACGCCATCGCATGAAGGTAACTCTTCCAGATAAAGGAGACACTTCTTCAGCGTTTATGGATGTTGAAGATGTAGATTTTTTGAAACGGAAGAGTAATTTTATTCCTGAGTTGAATTTGAACATTGGTAAATTGGATGAAAATTCTATTTTTAAATCTTTACATGCCAATCTCAAATCGAAAACAGAATCACCTTTACAGGTTGCTGCTAGCTGTGTTGCGGGCGCATTGCATGAATGGTTTGCTTATGGAAGGGACCATTATGAAATGCGTAGGGAACAGATGAGAACAGTTTGTCAAATGGCAAATTTGCCTCTATCTGTGTTGGACATCTCGTTTGATGATCGAGTTGCCCATTGGCGGTCCAAATATCATCAGAACTCTGGAGAGCAGAGTACATTTATTTAGGATAGTTACAATAACATGAGTGGATTCTTAATAAATTTTTGTGTGTATGTTTCATGTTGACTGCATATATTTGTTTTCATACTTTTTACAAAAGTGTATAATTTTTTCCTATTAATCACAGGCGTTTTTCCCCGTCGCGAAGTCTAAGCGGGGCCCAAGACACAGAGGATGTCTCTAATTTTCCTTTAGCGTTGGATGACGCGATTACCAACATTTCAAGTGGATTTTCATTTTTGGCTTTGGTTGTTGTTGGGTATTATTTATATGATATTATGCAACCATATGCTTTGCGGGCGGAAGCTGATGAAGATCAATCACGGCACGAAGAGTTCATTGTGCCACAATCGAAAGAGGAGACGACTGAACATTCTAAGGGTGCTCAGAATGTAACTTTTCATGATTATTCTCCAGGAGCTATGGTGGTTGTTCCATCTGAATACGATGATGTTCACAATGAGACTATCGTAAACGATTTGGATTTGAACAACTTTTTTGCTAGACCAGTTCTCGTGGGTTACCATGAGTGGCAGGTCAATACTGGTCCAGGATATATGTTTGGTATTAATCCTTGGGTCAATTTTTGGAAAAGCAAGAGAGTTGTCAACAGGATCTCAAATTTTAAACTACTTCGTGCTAAATTGCATATTAGAGTGTTGCTAAACGGTTCTCCGTTCCACTATGGACGAGCCATTATGTATTATACTCCTATGCAAAATTATGATGACGTAGGTCGACAAGCGGGAGTTGGTGGGGCCCCTATTGAGAATCTTATGAATAATTCCCAAAAACCCCATTTATGGTTGAATCCTACTACATCCCAAGGAGGGGATATGGAATTGCCGTTTCTATGGCATGATAACGCTTTGGATTTACCTATTGGCGATTTAATTGAAATGGGTGAGCTTGATTTTGTGTGTGCAGCGCGTTTGCGACATTCCCAGTCTAGCAATACAGAAGTTTCTATTTCAGTGTTGGCTTGGGCAACTGATGTGGTTTTGTCCGGTCCAACTATAGCCAATGCTGAT